GTGGCTTTACAGTCCACTCTTTTTTAACCCGCACAACATGATAGGATTGTAATATGAAATTCTATACTAATGTGAGCAGATGGGGTTCGCATATCCTTTACCGAGGTTATAATAACGGTAAGCGCGTAACCGAACGTGTGAAGTTCAAGCCCACCATGTATCTCCCTTCAAAGCATGAGAAAACCATCTGGACTGCGCTGGATGGAACTCCGGTTGAGCCTATGAAGTTTGATTCGATGAAAGATGCTAAAGAATTCATGGCTCCTTACGAGAACCTTGAATCCTTTAAGATCTATGGAAATACTCGCTATGTTGCTCAATTTATTCAAGAGCGTTTTCCGGATGAAATCCACTTCGATCGCAATGTCATTAATGTTTCCACGCTTGACATCGAGGTAATGTCGAATGACGGCTTTCCAAAGCCCGAAGATGCGCTGCACGAAATTATTACCATTACGGTTAAAAATAGCATTGATGACGTATATTACGTATGGGGTACAAAACCGTATGATGCTGATAAAAAGCTAATTCATTCTCAAGTCGAATATCGTCAATTCGTCGATGAGCGAACGATGATGTTAGATTTTGTAACCTGGTTCGCCATGCCAAAAAACAATCCTGACATTATCACGGGGTGGAATAGCCGCGGCTTCGATATTCCATATATCGTGAATCGAATCATTTCAATATGTGGTCAGGGGACCGTAAATCTACTTTCGCCTTTTGGCAAAGTAGAACCTAAAGAGACCGTGATTAAAGGTCGTCCGGTGAAAATCTACGAGATTACTGGAATCTCTCAATTGGACTACATGGATCTGTTTAAGAAGTTTACAACTCATACGTATGGCAATCAAGAATCCTATAAGTTGGGACATATTGCGCACGTTGTTCTCGGAGATGGAAAACTGTCCTACGAAGAATATGGTTCCCTGCATAACCTTTACGAGGAGAACTATCAAACTTTCGTGGATTACAACATCAAAGACGTTGAGATTGTGGATCGCCTTGAAGACAAACTAGGTCTCATTACTTTAGTTCTCACTCTCGCCTACATCGGCGGTGTAAATTATAACGATACGCTTGGAACTACGGCAATCTGGGATTCGATTATCTATCGAGATCTTGCTCGTAAGGCAATTGCGATCCCACCATCCGTTAAAAACTTTAAGGCTGATTACCCGGGCGGTTATGTGAAAGAACCAAAGGTGGGACTTCACAATTGGGTATGTTCATTCGACTTAAATTCTCTGTATCCGAATCTCATCATTCAATACAACATGTCACCCGAGACGATCACGTCTGAGACGACTCCAGGTATTTCACCCGATGTAATCCTGAATGATGTGCCGTTTGAACCTCATATGCCCGGAACCATCATGGCTGCAAATGGCGTTCATTTTCGTACGGACAAAGTCGGTGTAATCCCTCGAATCATTACTGAGATCTATGACAAGCGTGTTATCCTAAAGAAAGCCATGCTTCAGGAAAAGAAACGGCTCGAGACTATCGACAAGGGTAACAAGGTTGAGTATTTTAGATGCGAACGAGAAATCTCTCGCCTCGAGAATCAACAGATTGCAGTTAAAATTCTTCTTAACTCACTCTACGGCGCCCTGGGCAATCAGTACTTTCGGTATTTCGATATGCGAATTGCCGAGGCGACAACTCTATCGGGCCAATTAGCAATCCGCTGGGCTGAAAAGGAAGTAAATCGTTTCCTAAATAAGACTCTTAAATCGAAAGACAAAGATTACGTTATCGCTATCGATACTGACTCATTGTATGTTTCAATGGATCCAATCGTTCAAAGCTTTGCTCCTAAAAATCCTGTTAAGTTCCTGGACGAATTTTGCGCAAAGGCTGTCGAGCCTATGCTAACTACATCCTACGATTTGTTGTCGAAAACGATGTTCTGTCCAACAAATCGTATGGGAATGAAACGCGAGGCAATTGCGGATCGTGGTATTTGGACAGCAAAGAAACGCTATATCCTGAATGTTCACAATAATGAAGGTGTTCAATACGCCAAACCTAAGATTAAGATCATGGGAATCGAAGCAGTAAAATCTTCGACTCCGGCAGTATGTCGTGATGGGTTAAAGAAAATGTTCGAGGTCATTATGACAAAATCTGAAGCTGAAGCTCAACTTGAAATTGTTAAAATCCGCGAAAACTTTATTTCATTACCTCCAGAAGAGATTGCATTCCCCCGTGGAGCATCGGATGTTTCGGGGTATTCGAACAGAGCGGAAGGCGGAATTTACAAGAAAGGAACTCCGATCCATGTTCGCGGATGCTTGCTTTTTAACGATCAGATCGTGAAGCGCAGCCTTCAAAAAAAGCATCAGCTAATTCGTAGCGGTGATAAGATCAAATTCATCTATCTCAAAACTCCAAACCCGATGCAAGAAAATGTAATTTCTTTCGTAGATGGTCTCCCAAAAGAATTAGGTCTCAATAGATATATTGATCACGATCTTCAATTTCAAAAAACCTTCCTTGATCCTTTATCCATCATCTTTGATTCTATTGGATGGACCATGGAAAAAACCTCGAATCTTGAAGAATTCTTCACTTAAGTGTTTACAATAAACGTCAGCTAAATTATTATTAACTTATGAAAACTAATTGGGTACACGATATCGAATATATGCATCGGAAATTTGGAGTAAATCCAATCGTACGCGAATTCGACAAAGAAAAGCTTAAAGCTTTCCTAGAGTTTCGCATTAAATTCTTGCAAGAAGAACTCGATGAAATGAAAAAGGCAGACAACGCCGATGATGTGGTTGATGCGCTCATTGATCTTTGCGTTGTTGCAATCGGTACGCTTGACGCCTTTGACGTTGATTCTGAAAAAGCCTGGGCTGCAGTATATGAAGCCAACATCACTAAACAAGTAGGAGTGAAAGAGTCTCGGCCAAATCCATTAGGTCTTCCAGACTTAATCAAGCCTCAAGGTTGGACTGCGCCATCTCATGCAGATAATGTAGGATTGCTTGGACCCATTTTCACAGATTGAACTATTCACTTACAGTATTTAATTCCGTCTTTGACAATAAGACGGATAAGTTAGTAGTCTGTAAATCTTGGGCCGACTTCGAAAAGTTGCTTTTTACGCTTTCAAGATTGCCCGGCTATAAGGCTAAAAAGGGCGAGACGAAGAAATCATCTTCTCTCATTTCCCCTGCCGTCTATGCCAAAGGTGGAACAAGATCTAATGCCAATGTAACGTCCTGGGGTGGCTGGGCTGCATTAGACGTAGATGAATATGAATGCTCTTTTGCAGATGCAGTGAAGGTATATTCTCAGTACAACCATATTTGTTATTCGACTGCGTCATCTCGCCCAGACAAAAAGAAGTTTCGAATCGTCTTCCAATTGAACAAGGAAGTACCTCCGGATAAGATTCGTCATTTTTGGTATGCTCTGAATAAGCATTTTAATTCTATGGCGGATGAGCAGACCAAGGATCTGAGCCGGATGTATTACGTGCCCGCTCAGTACCCCCATGCTGATAATTTCATTATGGCTCGGTCTGGCGAGGTCATGGATCCAGATCAGATTATGGCGCTGCATCCGTTCAGCGAAAAACCATCTCGGAGTTTCATTGATAAGCTTCCGCCTAATATTCAGAAAGAAATTCTGAATTATCGAAAAGGAGAGATGAACAATACTGCGGTGAGTTGGTCATCCTACACAGATTGTCCTTTCGTGAATAAAAAGTTGATCAACGAGTATAAGGCAATCTCATCGATTGATGGCTCTGGAAGATACCGCATGATCTACAAAATCATGTCGAGTATTGCGTGCAATGCAGTAAAGCGAAAATACCCGATCACTGCATCGCAGATTGCGGAAATGATCCGTAGTCTTGATAGCGATACCTCTAGGCTTTATCAGAAACGGCCGTTAAACGCGGAAGCTGAACGTGCCATTGAGTTTGCCTACAAGAGTGTAATGCTTTGATAGGCAACCATTTAAGAAGCATTGATAATCAATAACTTAGGACATTCTTATTGTTTTACTTTCTGAGAGATTGATGTAGGATATCAGTGTGAATCATACAATCAAAAGCAAAAAGCTTCACCTTCTGGGTCTAAATCTTTTTGGAAAAGTGGCAAATCTCTCAACTCGGCAACTACGAACTGATTACGATGTGAGAATTCAGAATCGACATACGAGCAAAACCTTTGGCGATTGCATGACGGTCAATCCAAACTCAAAGGGAACTGTTGAGTGCATCACAGACACAGCTAAACTCATTTTTATCGATTATGACGATTCGAGGTATATTCGCGTCTACGAGTGCACCAATAAATCAAAATATGATATGGAATACGTGGGCGGCGAGGATCGCGAAGGGCTCAAGCGAGTGTCGGTATGTTACAATATTGCGGACATGAAACTCCTCCATGAAATCGACGAACCTAGTCTTTTGTCAGAAATGCAAGCTTTAAGTTCAGCCCGCAAATATCAAAAACTATGAAATTCACTAAATATAATTTTAATGCAAAGGAAATTGATCTGTCAAAGGTAAAAGAACGAGCAAAGAAAGAAGCTGAAAAAATTTTTAAAAACCCAAAGACTGCCAGGGGTCGCACTCTAAGTAAAATCATAGAAGATTGCATGTGGGGACAATGTCCAGAGATTTGGTTAATGTTGCAAGGTTATCATGATGATATTCGCGACTATCACGATTTAGTTGATCCCAAAGGAAGACCGATTGAAGTCAAAGCTACTGAAAACCTTCCGTACGGTAAAGATGGAATGACTGGTATTGATTTTGTTAAACGCCGATACGCAGAAAAGATGCAACAAGGGTGGGGTGATTGCGCAACGCGTATGTATATATTCACCTATGTGAAAAGTACGCTTGAATACACCTTTGAAGGCATTTATGATTGGGATAAACAAACTAAAGACTTTATCCGCTCCGATCCAAAATTAATTACTGCAAATTGTGATTTACAAACTACTATAACTAGTGTATGATTATCTCTTTATTATGAAAGAATCCATCAAAGTCCTCCAAGAGTGTGCAGATCTGCAACTCAAAAAGTCCAATGATTACCAGAATGCGAATAGCACTATTCGGCAGGCTGATTATTACCCCCGCGGGGCTGCGTCAATCCTTGACGTCATGAACACAAAAGTACTGCGCATGCGTAGTGTTCTTGAGGCAATGGAATTTGATCCTAGCTATGCTCCTAACTTCGAGTCTCTCCAAGATTCTGCAAAAGATCTAATCAACTATTCGTCTTTCTTTGTTTCATTCTGCCGCGGCGGCATTGACGGACAATCCAAAGACCGCGACTTCCTTAACCGCAAAATTTCTTCTACTCGCAATGATGACACTACCCAGAGTTAATGATGTTCGTCAGCATTTTAAAGATGCTCTAGCGAACGGTGTCTATGTGACAGACAAGAGCGGCGTTAAAACCCTCGAGTTGTGTGGCGCATCATTTTTTGCAGATGAAGAATCCATCTTTGGCAAACTTAATTACGAGTACATCAATGCTGAACTTCAATGGTATGATTCTCAGTCTCTGAACGTCAATGATATTCCTGGCGGTGCTCCTAAGATCTGGAAACAAGTCGCAACAAAAGATGGCCGGATTAACTCAAACTACGGTTGGTGCATCTACTCAGAAACCAATCATAAACAATTTAATTCTGCGCGAAATGAGCTTATCGCAAATCCAAATAGTCGCAGAGCTATAATGATTTACACTCGGCCAGAGATGCACCGGCATTATTGCGAAGATGGTTGTTCCGATTTCATGTGCACGAATGCTGTGCAGTATCTTATTCGGGGCAATAAACTTCATGCCATCGTCCAAATGCGAAGTAATGATGTTGTTTTCGGTTACAAGAATGATCGTGCATGGCAATACATTGTACAAACCCGCCTTCTGCAAGATCTAAACACACTCGGAGAAAATAATTATGAAATGGGAGACCTTATCTGGCACGTCGGCTCGCTCCACGTCTATGAACGGCACTTCGCACTTATTAATGGATAATAAGTGGAAAGGTCGTTACCTTAAATTGGCACGCGAGATTGCTGGATGGTCGAAAGATCCTTCCACTAAAATCGGCTGTGTGATTATTGGGCCAAAGGGGCAGGTACTAGCTCAGGGGTATAATGGTTTCCCACGCGGAATCCAAGATACGCCGGATCGGTATGCTGATCGTCCGACGAAGTACAAATACGTGGTCCATGCGGAAATGAATGCCATATATAACGCAAGTTATAGTGGCGTCTCGCTCGATGGATCCATTTTGTTTGTGCATGGATTGCCAGTTTGCTCTGAATGTGCAAAAGGCATCATCCAAGTTGGAATTAAAAACATTGTTATGCCATACCAGGAAATACCTGCAACGTGGCAAGACTCGTGGAATCTAACTCAGCAGATGTTCGCTGAAGCAGGTATTACCTGGGAATTTGTCAAATTCGAATAATTTATGGGACTCTCAACTACACACTATTACGATGAATTCCTTCGCTATTATCAATTAGCAAAGGATCAACAGGAAAAATGCAACGTTTCATCCAAGCCTCCTTATGGGATGTTAACCCATGCTGAGTCGAAAATGGGTGATGCTTTGCTTGAAAATGTTGAGCTCTACGATGTGGTTGAACGTAAATTTGCTGGATTCTCACAGATCGTGAATGATTGCTTTTATGGTTGGAATGCAGATCATCCCTATTGGATGAAGATGTCATCAGGAAACCATACTGCCCAACGTAAGACTGTGGCGACAAGCTGGAATGGAAAGAAGTTCTCTCTTGCAGAATGGATGTACGTATTCATTCTTCACCGCGTAACAGGTTCTGCCATCAATTATGCGACGAAACCATCCGGTTACCATAATACATTATTGTTTAAACTCCATGCGGCTTCTTCAATTTCAGAGATGACGGAAATCGTAAAGGCCGAGAAGTCTCCGTTTTACACTTCAGTTGGATACCAGTTTCCTGCATTTCCAAAACCACCAGCAGGTTATAAACGTGGCGGCGATTACTACCTCTGCGAATTTGCCCCACGTTTGGCCACTGAACTTGCAGATTTCTTAGTTGCAGGAAACAAGAAAACGCTTCGCGAAATTGGCGAATTCATGTTGAGCTGGAATCAAGCAAACGGAATGCGCAGGTTCGCTTTCCAATATGCAGCAGTTGTTGCTGACGTTGCTGATTGGTTTCCGCAATATGTTCATCGAGATACTCCATTCTATTACGGTACCAA